TAACGGTTGTTATCGCGGTCAACGTAAAGGCTGATAGCCTTGATCGGGCATTCGGGCTGGTCGTCGTCGCCAAGGTAAGGCGAAGTCTGCGGCTCGACTACAAAGCCCGCCTTCGTGAAGATGCAGAACTTCCAGCCCTCGGCGTCCCGGTAGTAATGCTCACACACCCGGACGCGGCGGCGCTTGTGGTCCGCCCACATATTCCACTTGGGCTTGTCGTCGTAAGTCTCGCTACCCTGAGCCTGCCGCCAGGTATCGGTCAGCGCGTCCTCGCCTTCGGGATAAGCCGCAATGGCATCGTCAAGGTCCATCCAGACCACAATGCCCTTGAACTTGGCGTCCTCAAAGTCGTCCTCACTGCTATGCGGATCGTAATAGAACCGATCCCATGCGATGCGGCGGATGTCCGGATCAAAGCCCGTGCGGGTCTGCTTAACCCCGATAAAGGCGATGCCGGTGCCTTGAATGGCAATGTTCTTTGCCGCCTTGGATCGGACATCATCCCAGTTGCTATCATCGCAGACAAAGCGGATTGCGTCGGTGGCGGCGCGGGCAGAGTCTTCGTCCTGCGAGTTGCGCGGGAATGCCTTCGGGTCTTTGCGGGTCTGCTTTTCCAGCCCGAGCATCGTTTTGACCTTGGGCTTGATCTCGTTAAAGACCACGGCAGGCTGACCGCGCGCCTTCAGCGCAGCTTCTTCCGTTTCGGTCAGTTGCTTGTCGTCGAAGTAGTCCTGGCAGCGTTCCGCATTACGGCGCGCGTCTACAGTTGCATCCTCAGCAGCCTCAAACTCGCGAACGAGCTGCTCAAGGGTCACGCTGTCTTCCATGAAGCGCTTTCCTCCTTACCCTTGAAAGCCCGATCCCAGCGGTCGCGCGGTGGGCCTGACTGTTGTTGCCGTGGTTTGTATCCAGTGCGGCGCAGTTCCTCTAAGGCGTAGCGCAGCGCATCAATCGTGTGATTGTTCTTGTCTTCCAGAACGGGGAGAATGTCGCCCGTGTGGTCGTCAACCTTGTAAGCGTAAAGCGTCAGTTCCTCCGCCACCTTCTTGCAGCGGGGGTGAACGATAATGTCAAACGAGCGTAGAAACTCTATCCCGTCCTCGATCGAGCCGGGGCCTTTAACCGCCTGTGTTATCCGGAAGCCTTGCCGCTTCATGTAGCTGACCGTCTCAGGTCTGGCGCTATCAGCCCGGATTAGCCACTTGCGGCTGCCGGGGATCGTATCAAACAGCGCCGGGGTCTTGTCGATCTCGCAACCGACTTGCCAAGCCTCGGCATCTACAAACAGCTTGCGGCCTTCAACGTGGCAGCGGACCAATACAGTCGGATCGACCGCGAAGCCCCAGTCCGCCCCGAACCTGTGGACTGCATCTTTAGGTGGATCAAACGCCTCGATCTTCCAGTTGCGAAACACCCGCGCTTCGCTGTTAAGGCTGTAATGGCCTTCCCATACGTGCAGGAACTTGTCCGGGTCGCGCCTGCGGTCGTCCTCTAGGTCGGCCCTTAGCTCGGCAGGCAGGAACGGGTTATCGTTCCAGTTGACTTCAATCACTACGCTGTCTTGCGGCGGGTTCTCGCCCCTTAGCAATACGTCAACCGGGTCGGTTGGCTTGGCAGGGTTCCAACTAAACCACAGTTCCGAGCCGGGCTTACGAATGGTCGGGCGCAATAGGTCAAGGCTGCGCTGCGAAAGGCTTTGCGCTTCCTCTACCCAAGCAACGTCAAAACCCTCTAGCGACTTAATGCTGTCCGCCGTGTGGTTTTGCATCCCCTGGAACATAATCACGCCGCCACCGGGCGTTTTGATCTCGGCTTCCAGAATAGTGAACAGGTGCGCAACGCCGAGAGACTTGATCTTGTCTTCAACCAGCAGCTTGACCGAGTTTTTTAGGCTCTTCTGAACCTCACGGACGCAAGCAGCGCGGAAGCCCGGTGTTGTCGTGGCTTTCACCACTAGAAGCTCGGCAAAGGCGTGCGACTTGCCCGAACCACGCCCGCCGTGCGCGCCCTTGTAGCGCTTGGGCTGCCACAGCGGCTTGAAAACCACCGGGACGTTAAGGCGCTTCCTAGACGAAGCCGACGTCGAAGCCGGTGAAGGCGATTGGGTTGTCTCCCTCGTCCCCGCCAACATGTTTTACCTTGTCGCTGTATTTGCCTTTGAGCTTGCCAGCCATCCACTTGCGGGCGTCAATCTGAATGCGCCGGTCTTCCGCAGCGTCCAGTGCGATTAAGCCCTTGTCGGCAATGTCCAGAATATCATCGAACAGCGCATCTGCCTGAAGCTCTCTTGCGCGCGTGTATTGTTCCGCAAAGTCAGGGTTCTTAGCAAGCCACTTGCAGACCGTGCTTGTGCTTGGCATTCCCTCTTCGCGGCAGATTGCTCTTAGGCTCTTACCGTCTGCCAGCATTTCGCAGATGGTTTCGATTGTGTCTTGCCCGTAGCCTTCAGGCATCCAAGGCGTTTCGTCAGCCATATTGCAGGCTCCGTAATTAACCCGTCCACACGCGCGCCAGCCCGTATGCGCTTCGGTTCCAGCGCCTGCTCATTGCGAAGGGTGGGGTGTGGACGGGACCGGCTGCGAGGGAGGGCGCAGCGTGGTTCAAAAGAAAAGCCCCGGCGTTAACCGAGGCTCTATGCGCTGACTATGCGCTGGGCGCAATTCAACGTTTCGCAGGTCGCTATCAGAAATTTTTAAGTCTGTCAATAGCGCAATCGTGCAGCGATAAAACTTGCCACCATGCCGACCGTCACCTTGGCTGATTGGATTTGCTGGGCAGTGTTTTTGGCCCATGCCGATCCCGCGTAACCAGCAGGCTCGCCAAAACGGCAGACGTTTTCATAGATCGACCAAAACTCAGGCGGCACACCCTTTGCCATGTGGGCCAGCTCGCTAAGGGCTTCAGTCTCGCCAGTGCCGTCAGATTGGCCGCGCGGCATCCGTTCGCCGTATTGTGCGCAAAGACGGGGGCCGTTGCAGCGCGACCAATAGAACTGGCAATCGCGGATCACCTGGACTGCGCCCTTCTCAAAGCCAACCCCGCCGTCGCGTATCCACTTTTCGAGAATGTCCGACTTGTTGCGGTGAACAGTCTCGCGCCGCCCGCTTTCGCCGTGGATAATGGTTTCGCGCTCATACTCGCCGTTAAGGCTCTGTTCGGGTGTAGGGCCGTCTAGGGCCTCTACAGGGGAAGGGATGCGGCGCTTTGTTGCTTTACCCATTGTATGCGTCCCTCCACGGAGCGAGAAGCCAATCTATGACGCGCTGGGTTATTGAACGACGCGGCTCCCAAAGCGCCTTTTCGCGACCGCACAAATGGTTTGGCCTAGGGCTGCCCCAGCTTTTCAAAATATGGCCGCTGCCAAAGCCTTTGGTTAAAGGCTCAAGGCAAAGCTCGTTCATGTATTGGACTTGGTGCCAGCGACAGGTTGTGCATGGCATATTGATCTCTGGATCGCGCTTGCGCCGTTCGGCCTCGTCCTGAAGTTGGGCATAGCGCGCCTCAAGGCTGGCGGTGATTTGCTCCGGCGTTCTCATTCCGCCTCCCTCACAGCGATAACTTCCCATGAACCGCCCGTGTGAATCCAGTTGAGCTGGTCCGCCCGGTAAGTGTTGCGCCAGTCGATAAACGGGCTGTCGTTCAATCTGCGAAATGCCACGGTGTATTCCTTGTCAGACTGCGGTGGACGGCGCTTGCCGCTTACAGGGCGGAAACCAGGGGGTAGGTCAGGCGGGGCGGTCACTTGGGCTGCAAGTCCCGTCCGCGTTCTCGACAACTGCCCCGCACTCCAAGGCAATCGCCCGCATTTCGTCGCTCATCATGTCAACGTCAGCTTGGCGAAGGTTGCGCAGGATCGGCGGGATTGTGGGCGTTTCGTTGTGGATCACAGTAAGGCGCGGCACGTTGACTGCTGGCCGGTTACGCCACTCCCAAGTTTCCCGGTTGTCGCGGGCATAGGCCAAAATCGCCGGGACAATCTTTGACGGGTGGTCGCAGACGGCAGCCTTCGCGGCCTCTTTCAACAATCCAGCGGGAACCTCGCTCAGAAACCCTGCTGCCGCCATGAACCACTCGGTTCGATCATCCAGGGACATACCCGATGGCGCGGCGATGGTCAGGCAAGGCGCTAGGGCCAGCATGATCTCCTCCAGGCTTGCCGGTGCTTGCCATGCCA